GAAGAGAGAAGGAAAAAGAATGAGCAAAAATATATTCCCGTCTTCGGGTGTTGGTTATTTTATTTACTCAGCATTAAACGTAAAAGATTTAGAGAAGGTTAGCTCAGGTAAGATTACTATGCTTAACAACTCAATGCTTACAGCACCTTCGCTTATGTTCCCTGCTTATACGCAGGAGAGTTCAGCGTATAGAATTTACCCTTCGGTAATAAGTAATCCCGGTCAAGTGCAAGCGACGTACTTTAGATATCCTAAGGATCCTAAGTGGACATATGTCACTTTATTGGGTGGCGAGCCATCCTTTGATCAATCACAACCCGACTATCAAGATTTTGAGATGCCGCTTGATGATGAGTTCAGATTAGTAATGAAGATACTTCAATACTGCGGTGTATCAATTAGAGAGACGCAAGTTGCTCAATTTGCTATAGCAAAAGAACAACGTGAGTTACCTACATTTAGCCAACAACAATAATAGAACATGGCATATATTTCAGACTATCAATACTACGAGAATAATGGCAACGCTCCTCAAGATGCTAATTGGGGATCTTACCAATACGTGAGTCTATTTGACATTGTCAACAACTTCATGTTGATGTACTCAGGCAATCACTCTCTTGTAAATAACGAAGAGCGTTATAAGGTTTTGTTTCACGCTAAGCGTGCTATTCAAGAATTAAACTACGATGCTTTCAAAGAGATTAAAGTATTAGAGCTTAACGTATGTGATGAACTTCGTTTTGTTTTTCCGCCCGACTATGTCAATTGGGTTCGCATCTCTTTATATAAAGATGGTTACTTGCGTCCATTAAGTGAGAACATTCAAACGCTCTCATCAAATGCATATCTTCAAGATAATAATTGCAACATTCTTTTTGATCAAGACGGTAATATCCTAAGACCTCAAAACTCTACTATTGATTTTGATAGAATTGCAGGTACTAAAAAAAGTATTTACTTAAACCCGGGGAGTCAATTCAATAATCAAGAAGGTTGGTGTTGTGATGGTGTTTGGTATTTTGATTACGCTATCGGAGCTCGCTTTGGATTAAACACAGAGACTGCTAACTTTAACCCTACGTTCAATGTAAATCAGAAGGCAGGTGTTATCAACTTCTCTTCTGATATGGCAGGTGAGCTTTGTATTCTTGAATATGTTTCTGATGGCATGGAGGGTGGTGACAACTCATTGATATCAGTAAATAAGTTGTTTGAAAAATATGTGTATGCGTACATCCAAGCGGAGATACTAAGCAGCAAGCTTGGTGTTCAAGAATATGTGGTGATGAGAGCAAGGAAAGAAAAATCTGCTTTACTTCGCAATGCAAAAATTAGAATGAGTAATATTCATCCCGGCAGATTGTTAATGAATCTCCGTGGTATGGACAAGTGGATAAAATAATATGGCAAATCTTACGAGGAACTTTGTAGCGGGCAAAATGAATAAGACGTTCGACGAGCGTGTTATTCCTACCGGTGAGTATATTGATGCATTGAATGTACGTATGGGGTCTACGGAGGCTTCAGAGGTCGGTGCTCTTGAGAATACGAAGGGGAATCTTCCTCTTACTACATTGTCCTATGATGGAACTCCATTAAGTTCTGACGCTCGATGCATTGGTGCATTTGAAGATGGTGCTAATGAGACTATCTATTGGATGGTGCACGACCCTGACTTCGGTCCATCACCTACGGGTAAAATTGACATGCTTGTTTCGGTTAATGTACTTACCTCTACCTTGACTTATCATTTGATAAGCACTGATGACGGTGGTGGCGTTAACACAACATTGAATTTTAATCCTACCTATTTAATCAACGCGATTAATAAGGTAGATGATTTGTTGTTTTTTACTGACGACTATAACCCACCCCGTTTTATTAACGTCAAGCGTTCATACGCTGTACCTAATGGAGCATATCTTGACTATGCAGGCGATCCGTATTTATTTGCTGAGGCTTTGCAGGTTATTAAGAAACCACCTTTTGCAGCGCCTACTGTAGTTCCATACGTCACTCCCGGAGAGGAGCAGTTTATGGTTGATAGATTCATCTGCTTTGCATATCGTTGGCGATATGCTGACAATGAGTACTCTGCTACTTCGCAGTGGTCTGATATTTCATTCTTGCCTAATCCTTTTGAGTATAGTCTTGACTCTGCTTTGAATGACGGAATGACAAACGCATTTAACGCGGCGACCATCACCTACAATACAGGAGGACCTCTTGTTGTTGGTATTGACTTGTTGTTTAAGGAAGCGAATAGCAGTGTTATCAAGGTTATTGAGAAACTAAATAAAGCTGAGTTGGGACTTCCTGACGGAGCGTTGTTAACATACAACTTTGTTAATAGTAAAATCTTTACGATACTTCCTCAATCTGAGATTCTTCGCTTGTATGACAACGTACCTCGTTTTGCTAAAGCGCAAACGGTTATGGGTAATCGTTTGATGTATGGTAATTATGTTGATGGATACAATCTTATTGACTACAATGGAAATCCTACAAGGTTTACATATCAAACGGAGTTGGTAAGTGAAGAGATAGGTAACGCTGTTCTACCAACGTCCTCAACGGATGGTAATTATAGTTTTAGAGGATTATCAAATACCATTACAGATTCAATAACTATTGTAGAATTAGATGGCGTTGATCTTACTGAAGGCTCATTGTTAAATGTGAATCTAACAATAAAACATTCTGCATTTGACGGTGACACACCATTTCCATCAGAAACTACTCAGAATACAGACCTTTCATTCTCATTCTACCTTGCCGTATCGTATGCTTCAGTATACGACATGGTCACAAGTACTGAGTTTGTTGATGCGGTAGGAACAGCAGCAAATATCCAACCGATTTACCCGGGGAATTTGCCTTGTACTAACGGCACTACTTGGACAGATATCTTTAATTGCGCTATACCAAACAACTTGAACTCATTGTTTAAGTATGCGAGTGGTATCACAGGTTATTTAAACCAACCTATTGCTATTTACTGCGCGCCGGGTGATACTTTCTTTCAGATCCAATTGCCTGCTATGCTCTTTATAGATGCGTATCCTGCAACAACTAAAGAGGTAGTTGAGTATTATGAAGTTGTAAGCTCAGAAGCTTTTTTTCAAACTGTATCTAACTCAAGAAGTCTTCATAGCAATAGAGGATATGAGATTGGTATTGTATATATGGATGAGTTTAACAGGTCTACTACTGCTTTGGTTAGCCCAAACAATACTGTTGCCGTGCCTTGTGCAAACTCGCCTTATAAAAATTCAATTCGAGTAACAATACCTGTAACGCAATTAGCACCCGCTTGGGCTACGCGATACAAGTTTGTTATTAAAGCTGATGAGGAGAACTACGATACTATTTTTTCAAACATATACTTTCAAGATCCTCTAACCAACTCAACCTATTTCTTAATTGAAGGAGAGAACCCGCGTAAGGTAGCTGAGGGCGATAGGTTAATTGTCAAAGCAGATAGCAATGGTCCAACAACAGGGTGCGTGTATGCTACCGTGCTTGAGAAGAAAGCGCAGCAAGAAGATTTTATAACGCTTACTAATGTGACAGTTCCTGCGGGAACTTACTTAAAGATAAACGCAAATAACTTTTCTGCAGTAAGTGATACTGACTCTTTAATTGCTCCCGGCAATAAGCAAAATTGCAGTCTTGATTTAGTTTCTGATCCTCCTTATGTCTTGTACCCTATGAACATAGAGGATCCAACTACGCCGGGAACTTATATAGATTATAATATACCTGCGGGTAGTAGAATATCAATGAGAATAAAGCAATCACGTCAAGGAAGGCGTGACGGAACAGCCTCATGTGAAAAAAGAATATATACTTTAAACAAGGATTTTATATCATCTGCTAATTACGCCAACATGAAAGATTGGTGGGATGGTGACAACATTGCATCTATATTAAACACAGGTGTTCAAGATGTTGGTGACGCATTAAACAACTGTCCTATTGGAAATACGTATATACCAACTATTGGTTCTTTTCCTATAACATCACCAACTATTGCTGAGTGCGTTAACTACTACCAATTTTATCGCAATTCTTCAAATAACGCCTTGTATTTATATGTATCAGGTACATTTCCTTGCAGTGGATGGGGAGATGAAAACAAAAGAAAATCTTGTGTCGATGTAAAGTTTACTATATCTCGTGCAGATACAACCATTGTATTTGAGACTGAGCCAACAGATACTTTGCCCGACGTGTTCTTTGAGAACAATCTTTCTTTTGGAGTGAACGGTGCAACAGGAGATCATAACGGTAATATTCAAAACCAAGACATTGCAGCAGGAGATCCGGCTATTGTGGACACAGGCTTCTTTAACTGCTTCACTTTCGGTAACGGCGTTGAGAGCTACAAAATAAGAGACTCTATCATTGGTAGAACATTCAACTTGGGTGAGCGTGTGACCACAGTGTCAGCTCAAGACTACAAGGAGGCTGACCGCTTTGCTGACATTACGTACAGCGGTGTGTACAACGACGAGAGTAACGTGAATAAGCTTAATGAGTTTAATCTTGGTCTATTAAACTTCAAACCACTTGAGGATTCATTCGGACCTATCCAAGTGTTGGACGCGAGACAGACCGATGTGCTGACTCTTCAAGAGGATAAGATATCTTATGTGCTTGCGGGTAAGAACTTGCTCTCAGACTCGGTAGGAGGAGGCGCTGTGTCGTCTATCCCTGAGGTGCTTGGAACGCAGATAGCTCGTACTGAGAAATATGGTATCAGCTACAACGCTGAGAGTTATGTTCAATGGGGACAAGACCGTTTCTTTAACGACGCTAAGCGTGGTGCTGTTATCCAATTAAATGGCGATGAGTCAGGTGGGCAGCAATTAAGAGTAGTGTCTGAGTTCGGTATGCGTACTTGGTTTAGAGATTTGTTCAACGAATCATTCACCACACAAAAACTTGGTGGCTTTGATCCATATTCAAACGAATATGTGCTTTGCTCTAATGAACAGCCAATACCTTCTATTGAGACTTGTATCGATTGTGGTATCATCCGAACATTCACCGTAGAGAATACCAAGGGTGATAAAATAAACTACTGCGTAGACTTAGGATTTG